TATGTCGTTAGCGATCCTTCTAATCCTTCTAACGAGGGTAAGGTGTTCTTGTACAAGTATGGCAAGAAGATCTTTGACAAGCTAAACGATGCCATGAACCCACAGTTCCCTGGTGACGAGCCTGTTAATCCTTTCGATCTATGGGCTGGTGCGAACTTCAAGCTTAAGATTCGTAACGTAGAAGGCTATCGTAACTACGACAAGTCAGAATTTGATAAGGTTAGTTCTCTTCTTTCTGATGATGAAGAACTTGAAGGGATTTGGAAGGCTGAACATTCTTTGCAAGAATTTCTTGCTCCTAAGAACTTTAAGAGCTTTGAGGAACTTAGCGCACGTCTTATGAAGGTTCTTGATGAAAATACTCCTGCTGTTAAGGTAGCACGTGCTGAGGAAGAGGATCTTCCATGGGCGAGAACTGAACCTGCTCCTAAGTTTAAGGCAGCTGATACACCTAAGCATGTTGCAGAGGACGACGATGATGAATCGTTGGAATTTTTCAAGAAGCTTGCTAGTTAATACGGAAAGGGAGCTTCGGCTCCCTTTTTTATGCTGCTGCGTTACTAACGCCATAATATCTAAGAACATCACCTGCCCAGTTACCTTTACCAAACATAGAATCGTCAGATTTAGTTCCAGGATTGGTTGTTGGTTGTCTAGCTGGTTGATTTTCTGCAGTTGAAGTCTTTTGTGGTTCTGGGGGTTTAGCTGCATTTTGATCAGCTGTTTCTCTCAACGCTGCAGTTTCAGTTGCTTTTTGCTGAAGCATTTTAGCAGTATTAGCCTTATCAGAAGCGAAAAAATTAGCTGCAGTATCGCCACTTGACCCTGGTTCAGCATAAGAAGGGGTTAAGTTTCCTGAAGATGCTTGTGTTTGAGGCATAGGACCTCTTTGTTGAGAAGGCGATACTAAAGATGCTAAACTATCAACTAGACCGCCAATTAAGCCGCCTGTTCTTCCGCCCATCATCATCCCAACACCAGCCCCAAGCCCCATTCCGCCGCCCATTCCTGGTTGAAAAGGTATAGATTGGCTACCCATTCCTCCACCCATTCCTAAGCTATTCATTCCAACCATTCCACCTTGAGTTCCCATACTCATACCAGCTTGCTGGCTTCCGCCACCGCCTCCTGCGCCTTCTGGTTTAGAAACACCACTACCTTTATATTCCCAGTGCCAGGGTTCTCTAGGAATTGTAGAGAACCCATACTCGCCAGCATGTTCTTGAAGCCATTGATTTTGTTTTGATCCCGAAGCTTGGGCACCGCCACCAAGATCAAGTGCAGTTCCCCAACCATGATTTGATTTACCAGGTTCTGCAGCAAGACCGCCTTGTGAATATAAACCTTTTTGTTGTGCTAGCTTAACTTGTTCATCATATGTTCTATAAGAATCAGTAATAGACCAGTTTATACCTTCTTGCCTTGCAGCATCAACCATAGATTTGTATGCTGATGCAGCGGCTGGCTGGAGTTTATGCCCACCATCAATTGGTTCTAGTGATCCTGAATTTAATTTGCCATTTCCGCCAGACCCCATACTTGCCATTGAACCTGGAGGAGATGCAGGTGATGTGCCAGAACTAGAAGGTTCTCCTTCGCCTTGTGGGTTCTGTTTTCCTTTTGCGAATCGATCATGTATACTGGCTAATTTTGATCCATATTCAGGATCAGTTGCATATCCACTTTTGCCTTGAGCATCAATTGCTTCTTCTGCAGTTTTAGAGGCTAGAACTCCCTTATACCTTTTATTCTTTTGCATAAAATCAACATAATCATTAGCAGAATCATCAAAATTTTCATATTTTCTAAAATTCTGTTTCATGCCAACAGTTTGACCATTTATAACTTCTTTTGTTCCTGCACCAACAGATTCGCCCTTCCACCCTTTATCAGCCTTAATACCAAAAGCATTATTACCAACAACAGATCTACCGTACCCAGTTTCTAAAGAAGATTGAGCAGCTGCTGTTCTTGCTATTGCTTCTGGATTTTCCACACCTTTATCTTTTGCTGATTTTAAAACAGCTTGATAAACTTTATCGTAGTATTCTTGTTGATTTGGTGTTGCTTCGCCGCCTGGTTTCATAGGTACAGTTTGAGAACCTGTTAAAGCTCCACCAGTTGCAACCCCTAAACCTACAGCGCCAGCTCCTGCAACCCCAGTAGTTATTTTTCCTGCTGTTGTTCCTGAAAAAGCTTTTAGTTTACCTAATAATCCTTCGTTTGAACTGTCACCATTTCCACCACCACTGCCTTTCATATAATTTGCGATAGTTTTTAGTTGAACAAGCATTTCATTTTGAAGTTGAATGGATTGCTGTAATAAACTATTAGTGGAATCTATTTTTGCAGATGTTTGACTAGCGGCACTCAAACTTTCGTTTATAGCACTACTTAAATTTGATATATCTTTTTTATGGGATCCGATTGATCCAGAAAGATCTTTAGCTATTCTAGACAAATTTTTATTATTATCGTTAGCGGATTGTTTAAAATCCCCTGCCGATCCTGAAAATTTCTTAATGACCGAAGATAACCCTGATATGTCTGTTGTCGCCATTTTTTTATCCGTTTTTGTTTCTGGCTTCTTCTACATCTTTTAAATACGCTATTAACATCTCGCTATATATATCTCTTTCAAAAGGCATCAACGCCTCAATTTCACTAATTGAATATTTATGATGTTGCGCTAAGGCGAAAACCATTGAGTAATAGTTATTCAATGAGTTATGACTTAGCGCCAAGTAAAAAAATCATTAAGAGAAGTTAAAGCAATCTCCCTATCATTATCTAATGAATTTTTATATTTTATAATATATTCCATTTTAGGTACATTCAATAGAAATTTTTGAATATTTTCAAAAACTTTTATGTTTAAATTTTCAAGGAACTCGTTAATCTCTTCTTTTTTATAATTTTTAGTTTCGTAAATTTCATCTTCATAATAAATTTTATCAATACATCTAATAATTAATTCAAACATGTAATCTTTTTCTATTTCTAAAAATTCTTTATCACTATACAACGAAGCGGGCGGAAATCTCATTACAATTCCAGAATTTTCAGTAATTTTAATATTATTATCTATCTTTTCAGGAAATATAATCTTAACTTCATCTAAATCAATTTCAAAATTGTAAATTTTTTCATCTTCAAAATCTTTATACCCTACTTTTACAATATTATCTACAGAAAAAGATCTTAATTTTAAAAATATGTATTCCAAATCAAAAATTGCATATTTGTCGATATCAAATTTATTTTCTAAAGAGCAATTTGTTATAATTTGTTTTATTGCAGAAAGAATATCCGATGAATTTTCACTTTCTTTTGCCATCAATAGTAATTTTTCTTCTTTTACTAAAAATGGTCTGAATTTAAAATTCTCTTTTGTAGAAGGCACGTTTATTGTATAAATTGGGTAGTCAATTTTAGGTAAATTTGACATAACAAAACTCCATTATTTAAAAAATATTAATTTTTGATAAAAGTTCTGATTCAGTAGAAGTCAAGCCATTTTGAACGAAATTTTCAAGGGCAGAACCAACCAATGTAAATCCAGAATACGTAATTGAAACCGAAATTCTCATTAAATCGCCTTGGCCCCATGTTAATGCTATTTCTCTAATAGAAGATGGCCAAGCTTCATATAAATTAATTTTTTGAATTGAATTACCATAAGTATCATAGATTACAATTTGCATTGTGGTTGAATAATTTTGTTTATATTCAGCTGTATACGTTGGTAATCTATTTGATCCTTCAGATATAAAAGTATTTTCAGAACCATTAAATTGAAAAATAGTTCTTATCCAATTATACCAAAATTGCCAAGTATCTCCGAACCCATCAACAAAAATAGAGAAAGATAAATCTTGATATTGGGCGTTAAATGGTTGTTTTTGTGTTGGGCCAATTCCATATCTTGAAACGTCAGAAGATACTAATGATATTCCAGGCGCTCTAACTTGTTCAATTCTAAATCTCATACCTTCAATTACGTTTTTAACACCTATTGGCGTGCCAAGCATATTTAAATTTTTACCAACTAATATAGGAGGCGGAGTTACAAAAACTTCAAACTGATTAGTTTTTAAATATCCGTTATCTTCTATATTTGCTTTAAAACTGTTTATATTAAAAGGCATTGTAGTTCCTAATAAGGTGGAGAACCAGCATATTTACTGTTTGGATTAACTTTCCACTTGGCACCAAGAGAAGGCATAGTTACTACTTTTACCCAATCTGAAGGATTTACATAATTAAAAGAACTTCTAACGTGTTCAAATAGGTAACGTTTAATACAAACTTCGTGACCTGGAAATTGTCTA